GGGTTAGGGAATCCCACACGTCGCTCATCGGCTTCAACACGTTGAACAATGCGACTGGTGTGCCGATGGTGATGCCGTCCAGCGGGATGCGGTACAAGGGCATGTCGTAGGTGGTGCCCCCGTCCAACGGGCTGGTGGTGTTCACGGCGGGGTCGGTGGGCGTGCCCGTGGTGGGCGTGCCCCTGACCACGACCAGTTTCGCGCTCTCGATGTTCTGCGAGCCCTTCGCATAGCGGCATACGATCAGGTCGTTGCGTTTCTGACCCTGCGACCCGTTGGTGACGATCAGGTCCTCGGGCGTGCCTTGGCTGACGTGACGGCCCTGCATGACCAGCTCGCCCGTGCCGATGGTCACCTTGTTCGCCGAAACGACCGTGATCTTGAGCTTGTCATGCACGTCGAGCACATAATCATCCAAGCCGAGAATGCCGGCGTTCAAACCAGCGGCCTGTTCCGCCGTGGCGTGAGCCTTGTTCGCGTGCCCGGTGACGAGTTCAACCATTCTGCTTGCCTCCGTTCTGCATCCAACTGTCGAAGCTGTTATCAAAGTCCTTGAGCTTGTTCGCGTATTCCTTGTAATCCTGGTCGCAGAACAGGTAGTCGTGGCCCGTGCCGGTGGAGTCCAGCCGGTTGACGTTGTACCACGTCTTGATATCCGGGTCGTCCAAGTCCTTGTACCATTTGTGTTTCCCGCACCGGTCGCATTGCATGACCGTCGCATTGTCGATACGCGCCATAATCGGCTCCTTACTGTTTATTCGGCCCCGTAATCGACGCTTAGGACGCCGTCGGAGACCTTGACGATTTTCTTGCTGATAGTCGCGTTGACGGTGATGCCGGTGAGATTATCCCTTGCGGTCACGGTGTCGCCAACGTCGAACGCGATGCCCGAATCCTCATGCACGGTGACCTTCACCTCACCCTCGGACTGCAAGTCCTGAAGTTTCTTCTTCGTGTTCTTCGCCAACTCGTCCGCCTCGGCCGACGAATAGTCGTACACTTGGGCAATCTCGTCCAAACCCTTGAACGTCTGGGTTTGGGTGACGTTGCCTTTCGAGTCCGCATACCAGTGGCTGACGATGCGGTTCCTCAACTCGCCCTTGCCCAAGCCGATCATGTGGTTCGGCTTGCGCCACGTGCGCGATGCGTCGAAGTCCAACAGGTCGGAGTCGATGTCGTTCCCGTAGTCGCCTGCCGTCTCCAGCCATGTTTCGACATGGCCTGACCGGTAGGCGACTTTGAGTTTCAAACCGTTCGCTTTCGCCATCGCGCAGACGCCCGTGTATGCGTCCACATACCGTTCGAACTGGTAGGACTTGATGGACACGTCGCCGGACGGGGGAACGACCGCTTTGAACAACGGGGTGAGCGAGACACGGGACAACAACGCACCAAGTATGGTGGAGGCGTTGCCTGACACGGTGAGGTAATCCTGCCCCGAATCCGGGGCGAGAATCTTGTTTTCCAACATGCCATGCCACGTGCGCCCCGAATACGTGAGCGTGGAATCACCACGCTCCAACTGGTCGCGCAACGCATCAACTATCCCGCCGCACTCGGACTCCTCCAAATAGACGAACGCGCCCTGCGGGATGAGCTTGTCCACCGTCAACTCGAAATCGTTCTCGTCCTTGCCCCACGCGCAATCCAACGAGTAATCCTCGACCATCATCGAATCCACATGGTTCGCATCGGTCACCACAAGCCCTACACCCATTGCGGTTCGCTCGCCTCCTCGATGATCGTCAGATCGATGCCGAAACCATCCCATTGAGCAGCGAGCTCGCCGGACGGTATCGGCTGGAAGATGTAGCTCCCACCGTTCTCACCGCCCGTGCGCACACCCTTGGAGAACACGTTCGACATGTCACCGTTCTCAGTGGTCAGGATGATGCTTTTCTCACCCTCCACACTGGAAATGGTCACATAACCGCCCGAGGGAATGTCCATGTCCAACTCGTACCGGTTGCCCCCCAACGTTAACTGGGGTTTCGACACCGGCCCGAACCAGACCATCTCAAACGGCATCGGCGCGGGCATCGGATTCACCACGGTCGTGTTCCTCACGGTCGGCATATAGTCGTGCGGGTAATCATGCGGATAATCCAAATCCAAGCCGGGCTGCAACGCATCCGCCCACAACCGTTGAACGTCCAACCTGCGCCGCCACACGCCATCCATCAACAGAACCGTCAAATCGATGTTCGCGTCCGGCGCGCGATAATGCGATTGCGGACTGGAGTCGACGATGACGGCACGTTGCCGCCACACGCCGCCCGACTCCGACAACGCGGTGATCGTACCCGGTTTGCGCAGAAGCACATCCGAGTCAGCGGCTTGCATGAGCGCATCCAGTTCGTCCACATCCTCGATCGTCATGTTGACCGAAACCTCACGGGCCTTGCGCACCGGAGAAGACATGCCGCGATACTCCAACGTGTACTCCCAATGCCGGGAGCGCAGCGCGTTCGCCGCGCCCCACGACAGTTTGGATTCCAAGTCGAACACCTGTCCGGTCACGCCTGACGTGTAGGTCAGTTCGCTCATAGGGCTCCTCTCACATCACGGTTGAACGCCCTCTGCGAAGGCCACGGACTGCTGTTCTCCGAGATCACGGACGGCAGTCCGGCCGCAAGAGCCCCTACCTGTCGGTTCAGTTCGTCCACACGGTTGTTCAACTCGCGCACGCCGGCGTTCAAGTTGCCGTTCGCTTCGACGTTGACAACAGGGTTGACCTCGATGTTCCACGAGCCGTTCGCCGTGGATACGCGGCCAACGGTCGCATACGCCTGAGACTTCCTGCGAGCGTTCAACGCGAACGCGGACGGTTGCATGGCTTTCTCCACACTGCCGACCGCGTTCAACGTGTTCAGGAAACTCCTGCCATACACGGCGTCAATCTTCTTGACGGCTGCGGCACGAAGCACCATCTCACCATTGGACAGCATCGCCGGAATCGAATCAGAAGTGGAAGTACCGGGACCATAGATACGACCACCGGTAGCATGACCGCCACCCCCGGATATCGTGTCGATGAAAGCCGTCCATGTGCGACCAGCGATTGACCGCAGAGTGGATAGCAGGTTCGACGCGACATCCAAAGCGTTGCCCGTCGCATTCAACGTCGTGGAATGATAGGTGGGCACCTTGCCGATCATGCTTCGTGCCGTTCCGGCAAACGATGGCGTATTGCCGAGACCCGTAAACATGGACAACCACTGCTGAGGAATATTCCGAACCGCATTATTGGCGATGTTGGAAAACAGCGTCGTATTGCCGGAACCAGTCAATATAGACTGCCACTGCTGAGGAATGCTCTCAACGGCGTTCTTCGCGATACCGGATGGGCCACTGGTGCCATCAAGTCCGAACAGCCACGACCACCATTCATGGGGAACACTGAACACGTTCGCCTTAGCGGACTCGGTGCCCTCGCTGGTGTTATCGACGGCGCTGACGAGAATATTATTCTCAGCGAGCTTTTCACCATCGGACTCCCTATAGGAGGCGAGTTTCACCTGAGCGTCATCATCGTTGGCGTCGATGTTGAAGCTGACGCCCTTGGCGGCGGGAACCTTATTCTTCTCCACGTCCTTTATCTTGCCGGAAGCGTGGTCGATACAGTCGAGAATCCACTGTATCTGCTCGTCGGTCAGGTTCAGATAGCCGAGCTCGTCCCTGACCTTCTGCATGCGCTCCTCAGCGTTGCCCTCACCTGAGAACAGCCACTTGTAGGCTTTCTTGGACATGCCGAGAGCAAGAAGATTCTCCTTGACCTCGCCTGTCTCCCAGCGAGCATTGCCCTTCGCGTTCAACAGCAATGTGAGGTCCCTCTCGGACAAGTCGCCTTTCATCAGCTGCTCAACAAGACTGAGAACACCGTCCAACGTGGTGACCACTCCAGCTTCACGTAGCCGGATAACGATCTCTTTCTCACCATCGGTCAGACCGGATATGCCCTGCACGAGCTTATCCACCGCATCTTGGGCGATTTCCGAATGAGCGGTGATCGTGGTACCCACATCAGAGGGAATCAGACCAAGCGAATCAGCGTACCTTTCAGCAGCTTCCTCACTCATGCCAGCGGCCTGAGCCTGCTGCACGATGGCCTCACGCGCCTCATAAATGGAGTTTGCGGCCTTCTGCGTGTACTCCTCCACCTGACCGTTCTTCTCACCATAGGAGAGAAGCTGATGGGCGGACAGCAACGCGGTAGCGGCCACATCCTTCATCGCCTTGTCGGTGCGCACATAGGCGGCGTTGTTGGCGTCAGCCAGTTCGCCGTTTTCCTTGAACGCCTGACCGTTCGCCTTGACCGTCGTGGCGAGCGAGCTGAGCTTGTCGGACAGCGCGGAGGAGGAATCGGAGATCTGTTCGAGGGAACGCAGATATTTCATCTGCTCCTTGACGGATTTCTCCAAGCCTTCCTTGTGCTGCTTCTTCAACGCCTGCAACAGCGTGTCGGCGGCGATGGCGGCATCGGTCTGCTTCTCGACCATCATGCCGTACTGGTCGCTGGCCTTGTATGTCTCCTTGCTTTGCGCCTCCAACTGTTTGACGAGCTTCTTGTAGCCGGCCTCGTTGCCGCTGACCGCATCGGTCAGCGTACTGGTATTGATGCCCAGACGTTTGGCCGCGTCGGCTGCGGACGTGTAGCCGCCGCTGACCTTGACGAGCCATTCAGTGACCGCGCCGCCACCGTCCTTGCCGAACAGGAGCGACGGGTCATCCCACTGTTTCGTGGTCTCCGACTTGAAATCGTTGAACGCGTCCGCCGCCTCCTTGGCGTTGGACTTGATGCCCTTCATGCCGTCGATGACCTTGTCCATCGCCTGCTTGGATGCTTCCGCCTTCGTCGTGTAGTCGGATATCGCATTGCCGATGACGGCGATGCCCGCGCTGATTCCCAGACCGGCAACCGTCGTCCAGCCGCCGAACGCATCCCACAGGTTCTTCACGCCGGTCTTCAACGAACCGAACCTGCCGGACTGCTGTTCGGCCTGCTCCCCGGCCGAACGGATGGAGGCGATGGCCTGACCGTTCGCACCGACCAAGCCGCCCATGTCCTTGGAAGTCTCCTTGGCAGCGTTCCCCGGAAGGAGCAGCTTCTTCGAGTTAGCTTCCGCCGCCATGCCGAGGGAATTGACCTCGCTGATGGCACCGGACAGAATACCCGCATAATTGCCGGAACGCAACTGGTTCATCGCCTTAATCAGGGTGCCCATTTTCACGGACGCCTGTTCGGCGCTCAAACCCAGTTCGCTGAGCATCTTCTGGTATCGCATCGTGGACTGGATGTTCTGCAACATGCCGGTCTTCAACGACTCGAACGCCGTCTTGCCCGCACGACCGAACGTGGCCCACAATGTGATGATGCTTTTCACCGGCCCCGGCAACGAGTCGAACGCTTGGGCCACGCCGGTGGCACCCTTGGCGATGGTGCTGATAAGCGGGCTCACGGTACGCAAAGCGGACGCGAACGTGCCGCCGAACGTGCGCGACAACTGGCCCACCATGCTCGCCAAATCGGAGAACATGGGGCCCGCGTCACCCACCGCGTCAAACACCTGGCTGAACCCGTCGCGGACACCGGAACTGAAATCGCGGATTCCACCACCGGACTGCTGCAACACGCGACTCAACCCAGTGATGGCCTCGCCTACGATCTGGCCCGCGTCACCGAACACCGCGCGAGTGGTGTCCTTCAACGAGTACGCGGCGTCGCCAATATCCTTAAAAGCGTTGCGCATCTTGTCCTGAGCGTCCTGCGCACCGGCGCTCCAAGCCTCCAAAGTCTCTTGGAACTTGATGGTGTGAACGGCCTTGTTGGCTTTCGCCAAAGCCTCGGAAAACCCTTGGATACCGTTCTCGGTCTTAGCCAGAGTACCCAACGTGCCCTCAAACACGCCTATAAGGTCGAATACGGACGATTTCAGATAGCCGCCCTGTTCGATGGCCTTTTCCATCGCCTTAGAGACTTGACCGGTACGTTCGGCGGTATCCACCCAGTTCGCCCACTTCTCGGCCACGTCGGAAATGTAGGAGGCCATGCGGGGCAGATACTGGCTGGACTGGTCGCCCAAGCCGAGGAACGCGCGGGCCAGTGACTGCAAGCCCGGATTCAGTTCGGACACCGCGAGACGAGTGTTCTCGAAGATACGCGGTAGTTGGTCGGCCTCGTTCGACTGGCGCACCACGTCGATAAGCCCGTTGAGCACCTTGCCTTCCTCAACGGCGATACCGTTCAAACCCTTGGACAGTGAGGGGGCCACGTCGTTGGCGAGACGGTACAGGTTATCCCCATACTCGTTCCAAGCGTTGTCGCCCAACTCCTTGTTCAGGTTCGCCAGCGAGGTCTTGGTGACATCGAACTTTTCCTTCAAATCACCGAACACCCGGTAGCCCACGTAGCCTGCGGACGCCAGACCAGCCAACGCGGCGGGAGCGGCCAACGCGGCCTTGCTCATGGACACGAGGCTGACGCCGACACCGCCCGCAGTGCGTCCCAGGTTCAGGAGTCCGGCACCCAACGCGGTGACGCCGGCACCGAGAATCGACCACTTGGGAACCACCTTGTCGAGCTTGTCGAACAGGTTCACAAGACTGTCGAACTGGTTCTGCACGCCCTTCAAACCGGTCGCACCACTGGTCATGCCGGAGAAAATCTTGCCAAGGTCAGTGCCCTTGAAATTAGCGAAGATGTCGATGGTGCGTGGACGGGTGAAGTAGGCGAGATGGGCTCGGGCCACCGCAGTCTCCAAGTCCAAATCCATCTTCAGCTCGTCGTTCTTGTCCTCGAATTTCTTCAGCTTCTCCTCGGCGCGATGCATTTGCAGGTCGAGGTCGGCTTCAAGCTCCCAACGACGTTCGGGATTGGCTTTGATCTTGGCGGCGGTCTCACGCATCGACGCGATGATTCGTTCCTGATCGACCTGCCAGTCCACGGGAATGTCGAGGCGCGTATGACGCAGCTTCTCCAACCGGGCTTCGAGCTTGTCGGCGTTGTCCTCCCACACCTTGACGCGGACGTTGACCTCATGCTCCCGGTCGAGTTTGGCGCGCAGCTTCTCCGCGTCATACATCAGTTCCGCGTATTTTTTGTCCCATTGGGTCTTATCCAATGTGGCTTTGGCGGTGATCGGCTTGCGGGATGCGAAGTCGCGCAGCTTCTTCAGCTGGTCGAAGGTATTGTTGAGCTCCTTGCCGAGGCTCTTGTCGATGCCCATGGGCTTGAACTTCTGGAACGCGGCGGAAAGCGCCTTGACCTGAGTCTCCTGCTCGTCGAACAGGCTGGTCAGCTCGCGGGCGGTCTTGCGCTGCTTGTCCATCGTGCGGCGCGAATCGTTCTGTACCGCGTTGAGGCGTTTGACGCTGGTTCCCGTGTCACCGAACACCTCGGCCAACGCCTTCTGGCCAGCCGTGAGCTTCGACAGCTGCTGGAGCTGCCTGCGGTTCAGCTTCTCGGACTTCTCCTCAAGGTCGAGAATCTTGTTCAGGCCGGAGAACAGCCGGTCGTTCTCACGGTTGAAGTCATTGAGCCGCGCCTTGCGCATGAGCTCGGCGTCCGAATACTTGGAGATGGCGTCGGTCGCCTTCTCCCACTTCTTGGTGTTGGAGTCGATAAGACGCTGCTGTGCCGCTACCTTGTTGTCGAAATCGGCGGAGAAAAGCTTGTTCTGCGCCTTCTTGTTCTCCGCTATCTCCTTGCCTACCGCCTTCAGGTCGGCTTTCAGGCCCTTGAGCTGTTCGCGCAGCTCGGGGATGCGACTGTTCTTGTACCAGTTCGCGGTGTCGATGTTCCCGGCCTCGCGCAGCTCCTTCATCTTCTTGATGGACCAGTCAAGGGTCTTACTGACATCGGCTTGGCTGCGGGTCAACTGCTCCTGACGTTTGCGCCCGTTCTCGATGGCCTCCGCGTACATGTCGTAGGCGGCGTGCTCGTCCCTGATGAGCATGGTCTGCCTGCGGGATGCGGCCGTGGCCTCCTTGTCGTAGAGGGCGCGTGCCGAACGCATGCGGGAGAGACTGTCCTGAAGACTGTCGGCCACGGATTTCTGCGACTTCTTGACGAACGCCTCCGTCTGGCCGGCGGTCCGCTTGATCTGGTTGGAAAGCCGGTGAATCTTCTCATTGAACGACGTATCGTCCAAGTCGAACCTGCTGGTGACCGGCTTCTTCTCCCACTGCTTCCGCTGGGCCTGCATGGCCTTGTCGATGGCACGCAAGCCGGACGGGTCGCCGTCGATCTTCACCACGTTGGTGAGGGTCTTGCCGTCAAGGTCGCGCATCTGCTCCTTGGCGCGTGCGACGCCCTTCGTGTTCACATCAACGGTGACCTCGGGGTGACGAGAATGCAGTTCCGCGTTGAGAATCTTCCAGAAATTATCGGTGTCCGGGCGAATATCGACGCCGACCGCGCCAGCGGAATACAAGGCCATGAGAAAACCTCCGGGAGGATAAACGAAAACCCCTCGTGGAATGCGAGGGGTTTTCTGCTAGAAACTGTTGCCGCCGAACACGGCACCCAACATGCCCGTGATCTGGGCGAACGACTTGCCCGCCGTGGAGAACGATTTCGGCCCGACCGAATCGGGCTTGACCACGGTGCCGGGCGGATAGACGGGCTGCGGCTTCGACTTCTTGTCGCCCATCATGCGGGCGATCATCACGCGAATCATCTCAAGCTGGTTCGTCATGCTGAGCATCAGCATCTGCGACTGCCCGTAGGTGAGGTAGGAAAGACGCGGCATGCTTTTCGCGTCTTCCCGTGGGAGTGGATGGTGTTCGGCCATCCACGCGCGGTACAGGCTCCCGTCAACGCCCTCCAAACCGTCCAGCAGGTCGCACAGCCATGACGGCTCCATGCGGCCCATACTGGCGGGGAGGTTGATGTTGTAGAAGCGTTGGAAGTCGGCCGAGACCGCTACTCTGCATTCTCCAAGCGCGTCTTGGAGGCGCTTGATTTTCCCAGTGCCACCGAATAGAACGTGGTCAGGGACACCAGCAGCACGTACAGGTTCTCCAAGGTGCGGCCACGGGTGAACTCGTCCCACTGCTTCTCGTCGGCCGCGATTTCGCGGTAGAACATGTCCGCGTACTGCACGATCTCGGCCATGAGGATGACGGCTTCGGACTCGTCGTACTTCGGCTTCTTCTTCGGCTTGTCGGCCTTATCGTCGTCGAATAAGCCCATGTCGCCCAGTTTCCCGTTGCGTTCGGAGATGCGCTGCCATGTCACCGAGAACTCGGTGGACTGGGCCACGTTCAGCTCCTGCGGCTTCGCCATGTCGGGCAGTCCCGCGAACAGCGGCTGCTCCTTGAGCTCGTCCCATGTCTCCGGCATCTTCGCGTTGTCGGTCGTGTTCTTAGTGTTCTCTGCCATCATCGGCTCCTATCCGTGGAAAAGAATGATTCTGAAAAGCCCTATCCGTGGAAAGATGGGGTTCCTTGCCGCGCGGATAGGAGACGCGGCAAGGAAGAGACGGGTCAGACCGTGAAGTCGGACGGCGCGAAGTAGGCGACGGACGTGAACTTGCCGTTCTTGTCATGCGGAAGCACGCTGGATGTCTTGATGTTCGCCTGAGCGGAGAACTCCACGAACGAATCCGTGGAAAGAGCAGGCAGACTGGAGAACGCGATGTCCGAGTTCGGCAGCAGCAGGCCGGCACGGCCGGTCGTGTTCGTGTCGGACCACAGGATGAACAGGGACTTGTTGATGGGGGTCTTCTCCAAGGAGAAGGCCACGCCGGCGCCGGTCATATCGACCGCGTTGTAGAAGGTCTTGAACGTGCCCTTGTCGCCCTGCACCGAATTGAACGTCACAGTGCCGGTGGTCTGGGCGTACTGGGTGCGGAACGCCGCCTTGAGCCAAGTGCTCAACGTGGTGGCGTCGCCGCCGTCCAACGCGAACTCGGGCAGGTTGTCGTTCGACATGTGGCCGAGGTTCGTCCACATGCCGTCGCCCACGCCCACGGTCGCCGCCTCGACGGTGAACTGCTTGAGCAGTGCGGAGGTAATGATGGTCTCGGCCTTCGCCATGAAGATCGTTCCTCGGACGGCGGTCAACACGCCGTCGTCGTGGATGCCGATTTCGTCAGCCATATCGTTTTCCTTTCAAATATGGAAGACCCCGCAGCCGTGTAGGCGTGCGGGGTCTGATTGTGTGATTGATGGTTTTCAGATAAGGTCAGCCGCGTGGGGACGCGGCCTGTATGCGTTTCGTGGAAGTCCACGCGATGATGCTTTTGGAACTGGTCATGTCGCCGGAAGACCGGGACTCGAAACCGGGATTGTCCACTATCCGCCCGATCTTCCCATAGTCGGTGCCGGGCCGGTAGGGCCATGCGGATATGCAACGGTGCAGCCATCCGCAGATGCGGGCCACCCGTTCCGGGTCACGGCCCAGCACCGTCAAAGACAGCGTGTACTGCCATATCCAAGCCTTCAGATTCCAGTCGGGCTGCTCAGGAGCACCGCAATGGTAGAGAATCACGTCATGGGACAACAGGAGCGAATCCGTGGCGGGCGTGACCTCCGGTTGGATGACCGGCCTGAAATCACGGTTCTTCCATTCGACGGCGTCCAGGTAGGCGCGTGTCATGGCGACCGCATCCAACTGTTCCCTTACGGAAAGGTCGAATATCGTGGGGTCAGACATATTTCGCTTTCGACATGATGAACAATCCCGGCATCCAAGCACTCGGGCTTTTGATGCCGTACTTGTGTTCCAGCCACCGGTTGAAGTAGCCGAACTCCAAGTGAGAGGCGATCTCGGAACCGTCACGGCCCTTGACGCTCATGATGACGGCGGTGTGCGTGCCGTGCGCGTGTGTGCTGATGTCGATGCGGTTGGCGACGGACGAATGCTTCGCCTTCATGTCGGCCAGCGCCTTGGCCTTCGCCTCGACCTTCTCCGCCACGGGACGGGTCGCTTCGGCTCCGAACAGTATCGCCATGTCACGGTTCAGCACCCTCGCGGGCTTCAGTTTCACGTACCCCATGTGCGGCTCCCCTCGGGCGGGACAGGCGGTTTCAACCCGTTGCCCTCGGTCGCGTGGCCGATGCATCTCGCGGTGATGTTCCAATGGTGGGCGGCATCCGAGGCGTGACGCATCTCCATAGGCGGGCCGTCAACCTCGTAACAGGCGTTATCGAACCAGAACTGCGTGTTGATGTCCCCATGCCATTCCGGCGCGAGAACGATCGCCAGAGCATCCTCACGCAGGCCACCTGTCGATTGCGGCGTGGTATCCTGCGCCCAGTTCTTCGAAAACGTGCTGTTCTTATTGATTCGAGGCTCGAACGAGCAGTAACAGTAGGAGGCGCCCCCATCCGGCACCGTGCCGGCACCGTAGGGTGTCTCATACGGTTTCATCGGCTGCACCACGATCATGTCGCGGTGCAGAAGATCATCCGTGATGCGGGGTTCTGTCTCCACGTCATCGAACAGGTGGGTCTCCTCGGGCTGCTCCCCGTCATACAGGTGGCTCATGGTCAGCCCCCGAAGCCGGGGTCGAAGCCGAGGCTGATGTGCCCGCCGCCCTGCGAACTGGTGTAGCCGGTGAGTATGGCCTTTTCGTCCTTTGCGACGAACAATCGGGGACTGGGATTGTAGCCCGGAGTCACCGGCTGGTCATCGCGCCGCGTGTACGAGTAGTTGCCGTTCGATTCGGCATTGTACTTGTATTGGCGGGCGAGACGGAGAACCATATCGCATACCACGCCGGCGAAGTCCGATTCGCTCAGACGCCGCCTGCGCAGCCGCGCGTACACGTTCGGGCATTCGGCCATGCACAGCAATGCGGCCTTACGGCACTGCTGCTTCACCCACGAATCGGGGAAACCGGTGTCCTTGTCGAACAGTTCCGGCTCCCCGGTCGCGTTGAGCCGCATGTACTTCAACCAGTCGATGTTGTCGATAAGCGTCGTGGACATGCTGGCTCCTTAAGCTCAGTCGTTGAGGACGGTAGCCTTGAACGTGCTGTTGGACTGGACGAGAACCGGCAGCATCGTGCCGTTCACGTAAGCCTCGTAGCCCGGCGTGGCGGACGGGATGTCGAGAATGGCTCCAATCGGGCCGGCGTCGTACTGGCGGCTGATGCCGTACACGGTGGACTGCTTGGCTTCGGCGGTCGGGCCGAGAGCCGTGTAGCCGAGGCCGGTGTCGTTCAGGCCGGGCAGCAGCAGAACGGTGTTCTCCGGGAAGAAGGAGGCCACGCCGCCCGGCAGAATGATCTTCTGCTGGCGGGCGAACTCCTCATACGTCTCATCAACGAGCAGAACGTCGCTGATATTCGCATAGGAGGAAAGAACGCCACGCACCTGGGCTTCGCCGATGAAGGCGGGCAGCATGTCCGACTGGGCCTGACCCGCGTAGAAGTACTTCATCACGGCGGCGTTCTCCATGAGCGTGTTCATGACCTTGCGGGTCGTGACCATGACGCGCGGGCGGGTGCCCTCGGCCTTGTGCACGAGGTCGCTCCATTTGCGCAGGTCCTTGATCGGGTCGCTTGCAGCGTTGGACCACAGGTTGTTGGCCTTGAGTTCGACGGCGAGCGAGGCGTCTCGCGCGTAATCCCAGTTGGCGGTCAGGTTCGACTCGCCGATGCCGAGCTTGGCGTCCACGGCGACGGCGACGTTGGCCTTCTCCGTACGGTAGGCCATTTCGGTGCCGAGGCGGGCAAGTGCCTCACGCAGCTCGTCGGAAGCCTCGGTGGCGGTGGCGGCGACACGTCCGGCTGCGATGTCGTGCTCGCTGATGCGGTGGCGCTTGCGCAGCGGCAGCATCTCCGTATAGGATTTCTTGCCGCCACCGGTGGTCTTGTCATACGGGGCTTCGCTATCCCATGTCGAATACTTCATTTCCTCGACCTCGAAGCGCGGCTGGTTCGGAACCCAGCTCACGTTCAGACCGGTCGGGTTCATCACATCCGGCAGAATCTTGCCGAACGGCAGAATCTCGCGCGTGGACTGATATGCGCCGAGCACGATGGCCGACGCCTCGGCGGGCGTGATGATGTCCTTGTTGATAAGGGCCATGATGTTCCTTTCGGGTATAAAAACCCGCCACATGGGGCGGGTTTCAGAAACGAATGATTAAGGTCACTTAGCGGCCATGACGCCGGCAGTGCGCAGATTGGCGAACAGGGTGTTGACCGCAGTGACGATGGCGGCGGCGTCGGCACTGGTTGCGAGGTTGGCGACGTTCGCGGCCTGCTTGACGCCACCCAGTGCGCTTGCAGTGGCGTTGGGCAGTTTGTAGGCCGGAGCGGTGCCGGCAGCGGACGGGGACAGCACCGTCACATCGCCGCCAGCGTCCTTGTCGTAGTCGAGAATAAGGCCCTCGAAAACGGTGCTTTCCGCCAGTGTGACCGGCAGGTTGTTGCGGTCGATGACGGCCATGTAGCGCACGCCAGCGGTCGGATACTGGTCCTCGAAGCCGGAGCGCGTGAACACCACGTGCAGCTGGCTTTCAAGGAAACCGGCGACCTTGAGCTGGCGGCCATCGTTGGCAGTCGGGTCATACGGGCCGAACAGGCCGGTGCTGGTGACCTTGGCGACCGGAATGCCGGACTTCAGCCAGGCGTTGAAATCATCCGGGTCGATGGAGGCGAAGTACTTCTGTTCCTTCTCCTTCTCGCCGGTGAACAGGCTCAGGTCAAGCTGCGCCTCACGAATGCCATCGGTGATGCGGTTGATAAGCCAGGACTGGTCGTCCTGCGGCACCGTATAGCCGGTGGTGTGAACCATTTCCACGGGTTTAGCCATTGGGGTTCTCCTTACTTTTTGTCGTTGTTGATGGACGCGAACTTGCGCCCGTAATCGTATGCGGCAGTCAATCCGCCACTGGCCGTCGAACCTTGAGGATGAGGCGCCGTATGGCTGTATCCCTCCAATACGGAGGCGGGCAGGGGCTGCTGCTGTTCTTCTTTCTTCCCCTCGTCGGCAACCGTTTCGGTCTGCGCGGGAAGAATGAACTGGGATGCGTTCTTCGCCCACTCCTCGATGGCCTCGGCGTCCGCGTCCTTGGGTGCAAGGGCGGCGAACACCTCATCGGTGAGCTGCGGGTATGCGGCCTGCGCCTTGAGCTTGGCGATCTGGGTCTGAGCCTGCGCGTACTGGTGCTCCACGTCGGCCAGCTTGCTTTCCGCATCGGTGGCGCGCTTCAGGTTCGCGTGGCTCTTCTTCTCGTTCTCGCGGCTCATGGCCTGCCACATGGACACCTTGTCGGCAAGGTCGTTGCTGTCGGCCTTAGGCGTGGTGTCGTTCTGTTCGCCCGTTCCGGGCTCACCGTCCACGGTCGTTCCGACGATGGGGGTGTTTTCGTTGTCAGCCATCAGGGATGGTTCCTTTCAACTTGGTTGCTGTTACGCGGCAAGGCGAAGCCTCGCCCTGAGTTGTTGCGCGAACGCAAGGTTTGACGCCAGCGCCTGTTTCAGGTGCGGCGAAGGTTCGAAATGGTAGGTGTGCTCCTCGTAGCGGAAGTGTTCGGCCTCTCCGGTCGATTCGACCTTCCGGTAGTATGCGGTGAACACGTTGGCTCTCTCCAACATTCGTTGAATCTGCTCCCGTGTCATATCCGCGTCGGGCTGATGCCAGTCCACGTCCTTGCGGGGCTTGACATCCTTGGCGCTCAATACGGGGCCTATCTCGCTGTTGGTGAGGGTAAGCACGCGGGTCTGCCGGAGTTTCGCGGATGCGGTGCCGCCCGCCTCCTTGTAGATGCGTTTCAGGTCATCGTCGTTGAGTCTCAGACCGGGGTCGTTGTCTCCGACGATGGGGAGCACGGTGCAATGGCAGTTGCCGTGCAAAGGCATGAGCGCGGCTATCGAATACACCCTGTCGGCTGCGACCACGCACAAGCCGCACGTGCCCGTCTTGGACAGTTCCGGGTGGATGATGCGCCGGTATCTCGTGACGCCGGACTTACGGTATCGTTCCAACGTGGCATGGGTTCCGGCGATCATGGAATCAGTGTCGATGATGTCGATAAGACGCTCGTTCGCCTCTTTCAGCCACCTGTCAACGGAACGCTGCGCGTCGGCCTCAAGGTTCTCCCACGCGGACGGGCGCAAGTGAGGCTCCTTACTGGAAGCGTCCCTGTAGGATTCCACGGGGCGGAGCATCATCTTCCACGGGTCCGTGTTGTCCCTGACCACCTCGAACTCCGGGAGCTGACCCTGCGCGGTGGCGCCGACAAGTCCGAGCGCGATGTCGGCATAGGCTATGCCAAGTCGGCGCATACGCTCCACGAACGCCATATACCGTGAGGTCAGGTTAGCCGACGCGCCCTGCGTGATGGCATCGTTCCACCAGTCGGCGGGGGACAGGCTCTGCCACATCTTCCATGCGGCGGTCACGTATTCCTCGACCAGTCGGGCGCGTTCGCGCTCGTACCGGCTCATGCGCTGGTTGAGAATCTGGGTGATGTCGGCCATCAGAACGTCTCCACGCCGTCGAGACTGGTGACGCTATCGGAAACGCCGTCGCCGTTCTCGTCGCCGTTCAAACCGTTAACGGCGGACTGGGTGGTTTCATCCCATCCGGTCGCCGGCTGCACGGCGCCCTGCAGTACGGGCTGACCGGCCGATTGGTCGGAGAATGTCAACTGGTCGGACATGCGATTCATGTCATCCTCGGCTATATCCTGAGCTGTGAAACCGAAGTCATGGGTGAGAACCGTGCGGCGGGCCATCAGACCGGACTGGTATTTCAGCTGGCCGGATTGGGCGAGTTCCAGACTGCTCGTGGACACCATGGGCTTCCACATCAGCTCGAAATCGTCCTCGGCGGCGCTGCCCTCGCCGTTCAACGTCAACGCCATGCGAATCATGCGTCCGATGGCCTCGGACGCGAGGGCGTTCAGGTTCTCGACCTTGAACCGCAGCGTCTCGCGCTTCAACTCGGCACCGTTGGCGGAACCCTGCACGTCAGGGCTGAGAATATCCAACGGGATGCCGGCAGTGGCCGCAAGATGCTTGATGTCGGCGTTGATGACGTTCTGCAAGCCATTCAGATCGGTGGTCTGAGACTCCCATATATCCACGCCGTCCGGCAGGTTCCATAGTGCTGCGGGACCCATGGCGAACCTTTCAGAAAGGTCGATTGGGTCACCCTCATCCTTCAAGCCCTGAATGACCTCGATATCCTCAGGGCCGTATTCAAGGTTGATGTCGCCTTTGATGGCGCGTTGGCGGAACGCCTGCATCATAGTTATGCACAGGCGGTCGAAAATCTGACGGTCGATACGGCGCAGAGTATCAAGAAAAGGCTCGAACATGCCCATGCCGTCCGGCGTTGGCAGTTTGACCACCGGAAGGCTTTCGCAGGCTAGAGCGTAATCGTAGGTCTCATCGCCCTGTGCCCACTCCCAAGTGTTGCCCGGCTCCCATGCCTTGCCTTCTATGGCGAGCTGTGCCACGGCCTCGTCATCGTCGGGGTCAGTCACCGTGCGTTCGCTCTCGCGCGTGGCGAGCTTGGAATACACACGTTTGATATTGCCGGCTTCGTCGCGTTCCATGCTGAACAAGCGAATGTTCTCGACCCCATCACGGGCGTCATAGCTGTAATGGATGGCCGAATCTTCATCATCCGACATGTAGCAGCACCAAGGGCTCCACGCCTGCACCAGCTTCTTCCCGCGCCCCTTGTTCACAAAGCCGTAGGAGGCGCCGTAATCCGCAGTGTCGGGGAACAGGTGGCAGCGCAGCAGCGTGTCCATCATGCAATCCCTGTACATGGCGTCGGCGGCGGTGTCCTTCACCTTATCGTCGGATATCTTGCGGAAACCGTTCGGACGCTGACGGTCGGTCACGCTTTCGCTGATACGGCGAGCCAGATTCAACGTGCCTATCTCGCGCATGGTGCGGTACACGGGAGCCGCGTTCGGGCTTGTGCTGCCGGGCACGCTCGTGGAGTCCACAAGCTCCTTGCCGTCCTTGTACTGTTTCAGAACGGCGAGCATGGGAAGCCTGCGCCCCCAAGCCGTAGCAAGCTGGGTGAGGTTCCAGGCATCCGTATCCTCGACGGTCGCGTTCCTGATGGCAAGCTGCACGTCGGGCATGGGCTAACCTCCTAATAGATGCGAATGGGCGCGCGACGCCTCTTCTCCTCGGCTATCTCCAGATAGCGGGCGCGTGCGCGGTATGCGAGAATGCCCGCGACGCAGGCATCGATCTTGTTCGGGCTGGCCGGTGATTCCTTGAGAATCTTGTAGCCATACGATTTGTCCGCCCGGCGCGGATGCCGGAAATGGTTGACGAGCCTCGGGTCGGCAAGCAACGCGATGCTGTTCAACGCTGGCTTTCTGCCTTCCGGCTCCTCATACGGGTAGCGGAAACCTGTGGCCGCGTTCTCCGTGGCCTGATACATCTCGTTCTTCCAGTTGTTCGTATAGAACTTGACGAGATCGCCGTTCTTGCGGGGGCCGACCTTCAGTTTCTTCCCGTAGTCCTTCTCCCAAGCGCCTATCATCGACTCGAAGAAGGCCGCGTCGGCAAAGAAGCCGACCACGTTGTACTTGTCGAGCATGTCTCTGGCGGCTTGGTCGAAAGCGTCACGGTCAACCCTCCACGTGGCCTTCTCCGGCCCGTCCGGGCATTGCTCCAGCTTGATAAGGAACAGCATGCCATCGGACACCCTGCAACCAACGAGGGCTGTGGAGTCCTTCGACACGGAACCGTCGAAGCCGAGCGTTATCGGCTCCTTCTTGGTGACGAATTTCTGCCAAGCGGTTTCGAGCTTGCGGGAACCCAGATAACCGGCCATCTCGTCCTTGTACAGGACATGGGATTGAATGTCGGACTCCCTGAGCCAAGCGTTCTGCACGCTGGAAAGATTGTTCAGGAAGTAGCGAATCGAATCTGCGGGATCGGTGTCCGGCTGATAGATCTGGTCAAGCTGACCATCCAACGTCAACCACCCGTCCTTGGACGGGCCAAGCTCGCCATCGGTCAGCGAATAACGGCCATCGGCGCTCAGACCGGTCTTGTTCTCAATCGGCACGTCGGTACCGTCCTTGAGAATGATATGGTCCTTCCCATCAGGGCTTTTCAAGGATTGACCGTAGGCAATCTCAAGAGCCTTGGTCATCTTCTTCTCGTCCGAGAAGTCCTCCACGTCCAACGTCGCGTACACATGGTCGAAGTAGATGCCGGCACGATGCTTGATTCGTCCTGCGGCCACATCCCACGCATACTTGTACGACGCTTCAGCGATACTGCCCTCACCGGGACGGTACATCGTGGAGGTCTCCATCATGAACGTGCCAGCGGTACCGGCACGCTTGCCGAGGTTACGGGCCACGGTCTTGTACACGTTCCACAGCTTCGGCTGCACCATAAGATGCGTCTCGTCGGCAAGACCACAGGTGGTCAGCTTTCCATCCTGACTGGAAGCGCCAGAAGTGATGGGCATGATGATTCCGCCCTCGGGAAGCATGATACGGGTCGTGCCCACATCCATGCCCATGCCCTTCCAATCGGACAAGGGGCCGGAATCGCAGTTGTAGTAGATGGACTCGAACACGTTGCCGGCCTGCTGTTCGGAATTGGCCAAGCACACGACCTCGGGTTGGGTGACAGGCTTGCCCACAGGCTCACCCTCGCGATACTCGTATGTCTCACCCATGAACGTGTAGGTCTCGCCCTCACGCGCCCAATGGTCGAAACGACAAGGACCGAAACCCTCGAACATGCCAACACCAGCGGCCTTGCCCGACTTGTCGCGACCCTTGGCTCGGGAAAGGAACAGACGATTGAACTTGCGTTTGCCATTCCTCTTCAACGCATAGGCGCCGACCATGAACTGGTACTCGTCCAAATCGAAATGCATAGGCAATCCGATGCCGTCGCCACGACCGATAAGCGTGAACGTCTCAATCCACCACACCGCCAGATGACCGAGGGAATGATCGTACTCCCACTGCGTCAGCTGGGGAATAATGTCATGCGCCACCGTTCACCACCCTCAACTGACGGCGGCGACGGTCAACATCCTCCTTCACCGCCTCGCCACGGGTTTCCGGGCGACCGGTTCCGGTACTCATATCATCAGCCTCAATGGCCTCGATCTTCGCCTTGATGCGGGCGGCGGGCGTGATAAGAAACGAGTCCTCACGCTGACGAATCTCAGCGGCCATCACCGCAGAAGGCTTCGACATACGCCAGTAATCATCCTTCAGCTTCGCCAAATCCATCAGCGAAAACCAGTCGGCCTCCATGCCCATGCGCGGAGCCATAGGCCCCGTCTGCATCGACTTGTACCAGCGTTTCGTCAAGTCAAGCCACTCACGCCCATCAGGACGAGTCGCGGGCAAGTCCAGACCCATCACGGTATCAGGACTCTTCAAAACCATATTCCTACCGGCCTTGCTACGACCGGAATGACCATTGCCAGCCATGCTTCAACCCCATTCCGCCCGTTCCGGGCACGCCGAAGCCAAGGCATTCCGCCTACAGGCAACGGTTATGGACTAGAAGTCGGTTCGCCAAAGTCGCCTGACGCGACTTCTCCAAAGGAACCTTCCACTTAAACGCCGGACCATCAGGCCCGAAAGAATCAACATCGACCCTCTTGCCGCACACAGCGCACACGCCATCGCATTCCGCGATGACATCCGCGTCGGTGAACGACTCCACCCGAATATCCGGCTCGATATCCTCGGCCTCGACCTGCTTGACGAACAAGGGGGTTTCCGGATTGGGGGGATACTTCACAGGGTCTTTATCCGACAGCCGCTTGTACTTGCTGCGATGCCTGCCGGAACAGAAAATCTGGTCAACACGAGACGGTTGAAAATAATGGCCTATAGGACACAAACGGGTACGAAACGGGATAATCGGACTCCCCGCATACCGGTCACGGTCATAATGATGACGGCACAAGCCGCGCGCATACACCGTATTCCCGCAGCCGGCCACCATGCATACATAGCCGCTCACTGAAACGCCGGATGCGAATACCATTGCTCTTCCTTCCGGCGTTCACGATTCATGCGCCGCTGCTCAGCGGACTCCTGCGCGGTTTTCTGCGAATGATGGTACGGGCACAAGGCCCACAGATTCGACGGGGAATCATCATCGGGCTCACCGTTCTTCGCGCGAACCTTATGATCGACCTCATTGGCCGAATAGCCGCAAATATGCTTTGCCCCCGTATGCCAATCAGTCACAATCCACTGGCATCGATAGTGGTCCCGCTCCAATATCTGCTTGCGGGTCCGCTCCCATCCGGGATTGAACCGTGCATCACGGTTGGAAGATGACCAAGCCATGATGACTCCTTATATATAAGGGGACGGAACCGGTGGGAGCGTGGCGAGCGAGCATTCCAACGGGGTTAATCCAAATACAAGGGAGTTGGCCCACGGGCCACCGGCTCCTAGAGGCAATCCCGAGAATCGAACTCGAACCTGCGCTTTACGAGAGCGCCGCTCTTCCAATGAGCTAGAATGCCACGCCTCCCACTAGAGGGAGCGCTATTCAGTTATTGCCGTACGGCATGGCGTGAAGCCGCCGCCGGCGACTGGCAATGACCGAGAAGCTGTCACCGCCAAGAGCTGCCTCTTCTCAAGGCATCGCATACCCGGAAAGAATCGAACTTCCGTAACCGGTTTTGGAGACCGGTGCCTGAACCACTCGGCCACGGGCATTTGGGGTAGTCAATTGTTTAGGCTGGCTGACATACCTTGACCAGACAGCGGAGAGAGTGGGAGTCGAACCCACACGCCCGTCAGGGCAGACTGTTTCGGGACAGTTGCCGCCGCCAATCGGCTGGTCCCTCCAAATCTCGCAACGCATTGCACGATCAGTATGCAACGATCTCCGGGCGCTACCCGACATTCTCTGCAACCAAAGCCGCCTAGGTGCTCAGCCCCAGTTCCCTGCCAGATCCTTGAACTACATCGCGATTGTGGTGCCGGAGAGAATCGAACTCCCAACGCCCGAAGGCAGCGGTGTTACAGAACGCGCGCACTCCACGTGCTCGACACCGTGGAAGCCATCTCAGACTCCCGCCGCCCAGCGAACCGGGGGCACTCCTCAGCCGACGTCAACCCACGCGAAGCGGGGAGTCGGCACACGATGCTGTGCGGAGATTCTGCACGACGCCGGTTCACGGGCGGTCAAACCCCAACCGACAGTCACGACCTTGACCGGCCTTACTGACCATCCTGCGGATGATGCAAGATTTGCACTTGCGAACCTTTTACGGTTTACGGCCTAGCAAGCCGCCGCATTCGTCTACTCTGCCAATCATCCACGGCCACGCCCCCGGTCCAAGAAAACAACACCAATACAAAACGGAATCCCAGAGAACTCGACCTTACAAATCCTCGTAAAACTGTTTTGACGGTTCGGTTTTCAAAAAAGGCGTGGCCTAGTCGTGAGAGAGGGAATCGAACCCACAACACACCGGGTTTGAGCCGGCGTCCTCTACCAATTGGGATATCTCACGCAAATATGAGAAAACCCCGCGACTGCGGGGCCTCGTCTTGTCAGGAACCTGAGCTTCGCTCCATTCCCCAACAATCCGTCTACACGACATTTTACTCACAACAAGCGTTGCGGCAAGCGTTGCAGTGAAGAAAATGTGAAAGAACAGCACTCACCACAGAATCGAACGGTTTTTCCATAATAGCCCCAGATCGCATCCAGCGGAAGAGCTAGAGTCGCAGCGGCCCCGCGTCTTGCCCGTGGGTACCCTTCCCTTGGGGGTGGGGTGTATGTGTCGGCGTGTCGTAGTGTGGCGCGTGGTATGCGCGCGGTCGTATGCGGTTGTGAGTATGGCCGTGTCTGTGACGCGGCTATCCGCGTTGACTGGGTGTGAGTGTGGCGTGGTCGTGGCCGTCTGTGCCGTTGCCTGTCTATCCGTCCGTGTGAGTCCGTCACGTGGTGGTGACGTGGCCTATCCGTCTGCGTGTCTGTGACCCGGTGGTGTGTTACGTGGGGTCAGCCGCGCGGTTTTTGTGTCGTGTTCTGTGGGTTTCGACACGCCGAGGAACACTAGTGTTTGCAACTACTTTGGTGGTGCTTGAATATCCCGACTTGCACACCATTAATGATGTGCTATATTTGAGTTATCGCAAGGCGGTAAGCCAAACGGAAAGCCTCAAGCCTCACGGTGCTAGACATTGTCCGGCTCGAACTTGAGAGCGGTTGTTGATTGATAATTTAAGAGTGAGCGAACGTAGGTTGTGGTTTGACGAACCTCAGCGCGGTAAGTCGGTAGACGCTTGGTAAGTCCCAACTCTGGGCAATCGCTGTTATCTGACAACAGCGGGGCGCGGCTTATCCCGTCACACATGAGTACGCCGATTGTCTGAATATCGGCGGCAAGTAGCAAGCCGTGTAAAAGGTAGCGCTAGCCTACATCTGGGGGCAACGGTCGGATACGTGAGAGGTGTCGGGCTTGAGCCATGTCGGGTAATGACATCGCAAGTATCGGCGGATACGGGTACCCCAGTGAGCATGAGAACAGCGGTCGGAGAGGCTGCGAGTAGAGCGTAGGACTTGAGGACTCGGGGTGATAGCCGAGGGGTAAAAGAGTCGCGATGGCATCAGAAACTACGTCTGCGTTAGGTATAATCGGGCCCATAGTAGCGAAAGCGAGGTGGGTTGCATGAGTCTTAGGGAGTTAAGACTTAAACGAGGGCTAACTCAATCACAGTTAGGCGAAAAAGTTGGCGTAAGTCAGCAACGGCTTGCTGAGTATGAATTGGGTAAACGTCCTATTGGGAACATGACACTTGATAATGCGCTGCGGATTTGTGACGCTTTGCGTGTGTCTAATCCTCGTAAGCTCTTAGACGCTGACACCAAAGAGTCAGAGTCATAGCCCACTAATCTACGGTGGGTGAAAGTGCCACGTTCAGCGTGGTGTGCCCTAATCAATTCAATTCTTCGCCCGACTGTAGGCATCGTATGCAGTCGGCCTAGCTCACTGGGTTTATCCCATAGTCTAGGCACTCATAGCGTGTCCCAAGGTGGACGGGATACGCTGGAACCTGTTATATCGAAAGGTGGTGAGCCGTGCCGGTTGGCGATATCGTCGTTGACCCGCGTATCCAGACTCGACATCCCGACGTGTCCGCTGATTCGGTGCGCGTGGCATGGTCGAACGTCGTGCGGTTTATGGCGCGTGAGGATACCGACCCGTTGCGTTATGTGGCGGTTGGATACGACGAGTACGGGCGTTTGCTGGAAATGGTGGCGGTACTAGATGAGTCGGATCGTTGGCATGTGTTCCATGCCATGCGTGCGACGCCGAAGGTGCTGCGGGAACTGAAACTTTTGTAAAGGAGGAAGTGTCATGTCTTTTGTTGCGAAGGGTGGCCGTGTGGTCACTGATGACATGTTGGACAAGTGGGCCGACGATGCGGATAACGGCGAGTTCGGCGGAAGGCCGGGTGCGGTGTATTCCGGGCCTGTCGTTCCTGTCGCTCAGGCGGATGCTGTCAGTCGGACGTTTTCGTTAAGCGCTGACATGTCGGCCATGTTGGATGCCGTCGCTAAACGTCGTGGCGTGTCCGCTGATGACATCATGCGGCACGCGCTGGTGCGTGAGTTCGCGTCAGTGTGAGCTGTTCGGCGTGCTGGTTTTCCGACGCGCCGATTTGTTTAAACCAAAATGATACGTTATGCTATCAATTATCAAGCCCAATCGGGCAAGACAAAAGCAAGTTTGAGAACTTAACAGTGTTTCCCTACATGCAAATGATACATTTTGCTGTCATAATTGGTTTACCTACTACTAGAGAAAGCGGGTAAGCCTATGGGACTTAAGGAACTGCGCAAACAAGCCGACTTAACACAAGTTGAGCTAGCCAAGCGCACTGGAATAGCGCGAACAATCATCAGCAGTTATGAGACCGGGCGGCGAGACGTTCGGAACATGACTCTTGAAAACGCTTTGAAGATATCCAGTGCACTCAACTGCCAACCGAGCGACCTGATGCGTTAAAAGAATGCGGCTAAGTAGCGCCAACTACCTAGCCGCGTGCCTTAAGTTGAAAGTTCTCTAACCAATCAATCAAATCGAGGCTGTGCTATCTTAGCACGCCTCACATGGAAGTGAGGAACCATGCGTAAAATTCTGGCGGCTTCAGCCGCGTTAATCACACTTTTCACCCTGTCCGCTTGCGGTAGTGATACCGCGAACATCCCGCAATGTGAGAACGAAGACGGCTCGGGTCAAGCTGGACTCTGCTACTGGGATAGTGCTCGAATGGGCAACGGACGCGGTACCGGCCTGTACATCTACCAAGACGGCGTGCTAATCGGCGAACGCTACTAACTTTCAATCAGATTCAATCAGTCGCGCGGCTGTCTCCGCGCTTCATCAATTCAAGGGAGATTCAACAATGTCTATTGAGGAAATGTGGGACGCGCTGAAAGATAATTACGGTGTGTCCGAGCAGACTTTGCAAGTTGTCACCAATATCAATGGCTACAGTACCGACACCATGCATGACGTGCTGTACGCGGTAGCCGCCGAACGTCACTTCGATGGCGAGGTGGCATGATGGCACGCTACTTCTACGCTTTCCGCTGGGCTTATGGTATCGGCACGACATGGGATGACGGGTCATGGCCGGGTGAGCTCTACGTGTTTGATTCGAGGGCTGAGCGTGACGCTTGGGTTGCCGACGACGTGTTTGATGGCAATTGGCATTGTGAGGCCATTACGGCGAAAGAGGCGCGTCATATCATGGCCGATACTGTTATCGGTTTTGATAATGATATGGCCGCACGGTACGACGGTAGCCGGTCGGCTGTCGAACGGTACGCGCCTACCGCCGAATTGGTCAGGGCATGGCGGCGTATCGACATGCAACTTAACCCAGTTGCGTATATGGGTGAGTGATCGACCATGATTGACCATTACCGTTGCAAGTCGTTTCCCGTGGCTGTTGCCACTCAATCGCATTATGAGGCCAAAGGTTATCCCGTGGAGCTAGTCCCGTGGGGTAGGGGCTACATGGTGCGAGTCCATCGTTAATAAATCGTTGTGGGGCATGGCGTTGTGGCCGTGCCCCTCTTGTTTAAGGGAGATTCAAAATGTCCATTACCGTTAAAGATGTTGCCGACATGGTGGAACGTGTTGACGAAAAACTATCGCCATTGACGCGCTATGACGGTTTCCAACCCTATGAGGGCATCTATCGCCTTGGCGACTGGGGATATGTGACGGAAACCGAATATAACAAGGCTTTCGAGCGTGAAGATGGTTGGGCGCAAGACGCTTACATTTTGGACGGTAACGGTGTGAGCCATACCCGCATTAGTCAGCTAATTAACGAAGACGATACCGGTAAGGCAATTTCCGATTACATCAATGAGCGTTTCAACAATGACCAAATGGACGACGTTTTCTACACCGAAGCCACCGAAGAGGGTGAATGCTGAGAGTCTTCTAGCCGCCTACTCATTCCAGAAAATCAATCAAAATCGAATCTTTACAAGTGAGGTAAACCAAAATGAAGAAGCTGACCAATGACCCGTCGCGTAACGTGAATGCCGTGAGCGGCATGTGGGTGCGGTTGCGCAAGGATGGCTCGAAATATGATGTTCGGTATGTGAACGCTCGGGTTAGACGAGTCTGGTCACTTTCCCAGACTTCGCAGGGCACGGCGTGGAATGTTCAGGCCAAGGGAGTCCAGTATGAGGACTTTTTGAATGGCATGAGGTCAAGCTCCGTTGACCTTGAGCATGGTTGGATGCTCATACCCGATTCCGAGCGTATGAAGACAGTGCCGGTGCCGGTACCTACCGGAATGGACGCTAAAACGGTTGGCGGCATTGTCGCGCACCCATCGATCGATGCAAACTGGAAGTGTGAGGAGGAACGCTTCACGAGCAATGTTCAGTGGCCGGTGCCTATGCCCGAGGACGCGATATTGGAAGACGAGTTCATGGATGATGAACCCGCGCCGGATACACAGGAGATTCCCGAAGTGCCGCCGAAGGTGAACAGTTTCGCCGTCTCCTATTGTACGATGCCTGACCTGATGATGGCTAAGGAATGCCCCGAATTGCAAGGTTTGGGCCCTATCCGTCACTTCCGTACCAGCAAGGGCCGCAAGGTGGCCTACGTTGCTTCGGCCAATGGCAGGTGCGTTGTCGCCTACCGTGCCCGTTATGAGCGTGGCAGTGACAGGCAGTTGGAAAAGGCGGTGGCCGATTACGTGGCTACCGTCCGCGACAAGTGGGTTAAGGCGGCGTGACATGAGCGAGATTCGGGAGAAAGCCGTACGCCTGTTGTTGCAGGCGGCTTACGAGATGGCCGCCGATAACGCGGATAGCGTGGCGGATATCTTCGACTGCCAGCATGGTTTTATCGATGATTTACGCCGTCGTGCCATGCTGAAGCTGGACAAGCCATACACCGCGCCGGACTTCGATACTGCGGAACAGCAGATAGCCGAAACCGGTTTGTCGTTGGACATGCTCGACAAGAGGGCGCGTGAGGCGTTCTCACAGAAGTATTCCACCACGTATGACCGGTATGAGTGCGCTATCGGCTGGTGCATCGACGACATGCTGGGGTGGGAATGATGGAAGTCAAGATACCCACTAGCAAGATTCGTGAGGTTCTGGAGTCCTCTGGCTATGCGTATACGCCGGATAATATCGCGGCGGTACGCGCAAACATTCCACTCCACACGTCTGACCTGATTCTGGCGGCATTGAACGCCACCGATTTACCCGACAAGCGGTTTGCTTTGCCACTGTTCTAAGGAGCTTTTCAAATGACCACTTACTATATGCAAGACAAGAATGACTATTACCGTTACACTCGAATCAGCAAGCCACGCGCCTACTGGGAGTGGCTGACCGACGCAGTGGAATGGCTGGTCAGCTGGCATGAGATCAACCCGTGCACGTTCCATCACTGCGGTTATCGTTTCTGGCACTGGGTGTCCGCATGGGCCTACTGCGAGGCTATGGAAGGTGGCTATATTGCGGAGCAGTCCTATCTTGACTCATATTGCAAGGTGGAGTATTCCGACAATGGCCGTGTGGCGGTCATCCGCGCCTATTGATTCCTGCCGCCTGGCGTTTTCCTCACTTCCGCTGGGCGGCATCCCATACCTATAAACCAAACCAATACTTTTTAGGAGATTATTATGAGCGCCACTATCAAACTTACGTTGAGCGACTACAGCGTCCGAGAACGCTTGGACGGCTGGTGGCGTATCCCTACGGTCGCCCAATACTTGTATCCCAATGGCGAAACCCAACAGTTCATGAACATGCTGGACGAACTGGACGGCGTGGTACACGATACTGAGGCACAGTATGAAGACAGGTTCTCGTTCGATGATTACGCTGATTTTCTTGAGAGTCTGGCACCTGAATATCGCAAGGCGTTTCCCATCGCGCTGGACGGGTGGAAACACAAGGCGGGTGAGATTTACATCTACTGGTAAAAATTCGGATACTATTCTATCCCAATATGGTATATGATTGATACCATCTGTTAACCGTTAAGGAGGTTGTTATGGGTAAGCTGGTAGCCAATATCGATGATGATGTCAAGGCGCGTGCCGCCGCGCTCTACGATTCCATGGGCATGAGCCTGAGCACCGCCGTCAACATGTTCCTACGCCAGTCTCTGGTGGACAACGGGTTGCCGTTCAAGCCGACGCGGCACACGCCGGACGGTTATCCGGTGCCGCCTGTTCACAATGCATACATGTTCGAGCGTTCGGAGAAGGGCCATGTGATACTGCCCGCCGATTGGGATGATTCGGAGGATGATGTCTATGACCAGTACGCCAAATGAACCGCGCCTGTATGACGTGTGGCTGATGTGGGTCGAGTTTCCCGACCATCCCGGTATCGGGAAGCCGCGTCCGGTGGTTATCACCGAGGTTGACGGCGATCTATACGACGTTGACGATATCGGCAGTGACGTGTTCGCCGCCAGTCGCCAGGATGGTACGGAACTTAGTTCCAAGGAGTCGAAATGATTACCGCGATCTACCGTTTCGAGCGTTTCGACCCCGCCACCAACACCGAGTTGTGGCGGCGTATACCACGCTGGAAGCTGCGTCTCATGTGGCTTCAAGCGTGGCTTAAACGCGATAAGGCGGCTCGAATCGGCTACCGGGCGTGGTTGTACGCGCGTGTTTCAGGTGGCGGCGAATGGCTGACCGGCGACATGCTGGACTGGAATCAGGAGGTGTCCAAGTGAACGTCGAACGTATGGAGAAAGCCTTGCACGAGGTGTGGAAATACTATGACGAAGCAGGGGAGACTGGGCAAAACTATGTGCTTGACCCGGATAATCTCACCAAGTTCGCCGCCGATCTGTGCAAGAAATACGAGAAATCTTGATACACTGAAGGCCACGGGACTATCTTGTGGCCTTCTGGGAATTAGCGAACCAAGTACAAGAGGCATGATGTTTCGTCATGCCCGAATATTCTTTCAGGAGGAACTATCATGTCCATCAAAACCACCATCGTCCACATGCCCAGCGGAAAATGGCGTTTGGAAACCCGTCAAGGCGCATGGCCGATAAACCGCAATTGGAATGGGTTCAACACGTGGCCGGAATACGATCACAAGCCTACGAAAGAGGAAGTGGATGTGTTCGCACGTGAACTGTTCAAGGCCATGTTCGGTGTGGAGCCGATATTCATTGGTATGGAAGATGACGAATACGAATACGATTCACGTGCCGGTCTTTGACGGATAAGTGGAAAACGTGGGCCCGATTATACGAAAACATGCTTTTCATTCACTGAAACCCGTGAAGATCAATAAAAAATAGATTTTCACGGGTTTCAAGCTATGATAGGCGTGTTATAAGACGCCGCTGCCTCTCGTGGAAGCACACTAGGGCGGCATTCTCATGCTTGACCGACTACTTCAACGGAAAGTCGAATACCAGCTTATATCCGCTTGTAACCGGGCCTTCCACAGGTGTGAATGTGAGACTACCGTTGTCGTTTTCCGCGATCAGGTAATGATTCGTGCATTCCTCGTTCCATTGGACTTCCCATACCGCGTCGGTCGGAACCTTTTGGAGAAAATCATGCAGCTCGTCAATGGAGATTCTAACCGGCATGATTCTGGCGAGCGTGGTCTTATCCACCTTGACTGTGGCGATGGACTCCACGCTGTCATACGTTTTGATAGGCGTATCCTCTCTGGGGGTATCCGGTTCATCAATGATCGTTCCCACTGGTATGAAGTCGGGTGGAACGTCGGATAGGACACCCGTGAAAATATTGCATGCCAAGTCCATGTCACGCTTCACAGTTCCCCCTTGGCTTTTCTCGTGTAGTATTCCTCAGCAGACAACAGTTCCAGAATCGGAGTCTGCTTATTGACCTCCAACAATTCCTCCCATGTCATCCACGGATGAAGACCCGCCGGGGTCCCGCACCAAGATGTTTGATACGGTGCCTTGTCATCGTGTCCGAACAGCCAATTATCACTGCGGGGAGCATACCGTTTGATGATCCGTCCCCAACCGGTTTGTGACCCAAAGCGGATGCGCGCCCAGTATTCGCCCGGCAGTATCGGTTCCACGATACTCGGACGCGGCTTCTTCTTAGGTGCGGGACGAGTGGCGTAGGCGAAATCCTCCTCATAGACAACGAGAAACACTGAAACCGGTTCCTTTTCGACTCCCAGCGTCCATGTGGCGGAAACACCAACTCCGTCTCCCTCGACCTTAATTATAGAATGCCAATCAGTGCGGGACTTGAACCTGTATGTGTTCGTGCTGCCTTTGACGTGAATCAAATCGCCGGGCTTCAGGTCATCCCAGCCGACGCGAATCTTCTTGCTCACCTGTGGTCCTCCTTGCCGATATCGCTGAATCGTGTGTAAAGCCGGTCGTTCACGACATACGTGTTGTAATCATCCTGTTGGATGTACCACCAGCGTTTTTGATGGCCAGCCTTCAGATACTTCTCGCACGTGTGGTCGATAGTGTTGTCGGGGTTGACCTTCTGCCTGAACGACAATTCATCAACCACGTTGCTATCGGCCACGAGACCGGCTATCCGGTCGATACGCTCCGGCGTGAAATCGGGGGTGACCACGTACACGACACGCACCTTCTGACTGTCGAACCATTTGCGGGGCAATGCCAACGCCACGTCATCGGACAAGCTCGTGGGCCGCATGTGATACACCACGCGGCTGAACCTGATCTGCTGCATGACTTGAGCCACGTTGCGTCCGCATTGGAAGTAGCTGGTGTGCATCTCGGTTTCCGTGAGCCAGTCTCCGGCCCTGTGTATCGCCTCCCGGTAGAAGGCGACACGTTTCGATGCTTCCGGCTCGCGCATGGGGAACAGGGGGTCTCCGCCGCCGCTGAAGCTCAGGAACCTCATGGGGTGGTGTTCGCTTTCACGGCTGATGGTCCGCAGCGTGGCCTGCATGTCCGTCACCGGCACGTTCAATCCGGTTTTCCTTACGATGCAGTAGGGGCATGTCCAATGACAGCCGAAATTCGTGATAACCGAATAATGTCCGTTCATTGTGTTTCTCCGATAAGCTGTTCCATGTCTTTCACGTTGTCCTGCTTGCGTTTCAACGCATTGCAGCGACGTATCCACTCGCGTTTGCGCTTATAGACGTTGGTTATCCCATCGTTGCTCAACAGTTCGTTGCATGAGCAGACAAGCTGGGGGATGTCCGACTCCGAGTCCGTTTGCACGACGGGTTTCTCCCCGCAGGCTGGGCATTCGGGAACCGGCTCGTCAACCACTGCCTTCAACCGTCTGCAACCGATATTCCACTTCTGAACACTCTCGTCTTCAAAAAACGAGGTGAACGAAAGAATGCTTTCGACGTGATCGCACCATTCCAAGAGCGGCCACGAGTCTTTTTCCAGCCAGTAGTCGCGGTAGTTGCGGGCGACGCACACATGCTTCAGTTTGGGTACGAGTCCGCAGATGGGGCATGGTTCCACTACCGGTGGTTCAGGTTCCGGCTTTTCGACCGGTTCCGGCTCCTCCAAGTGCAACAGTCGCTTCAGCCAGTTCATACGTTCCTCGATTCCATCGACTCGTTGAACGCCTTCTGGAACGCATAAACCCCGGCTTTAACGGCCTTTTCGACGGAACCGTCGGGCGGCAACGTCACTGTCACGTGCGCGCGTGGCTGCATGTCGTCGCCTATGCACACGCTGTCCGGTTCCAGCTCGCCCGCCATCGGGACTTCCACGGTGAACGTGGCTAGTTGAAGCGCCTTGGAATACAAGCTCAATTCCACTTCCGTGGTGCCAAGATTGATGCTCATTGAGTAATCTCCCTGTGTCCGAGGAACTTGTTGACGAAGAACGTCTGACCTTTGCCCGTGACTTTCGGCGTCTTGTTGATGGTCGTGTGACCGTCCGAGTGAACCACGGTGGTTTCCTTGATCTCGAACAAGCCCAATTCCATAGATTTCTGCGTGGGCATGTTGCGAGAGCTGCCGGTTTTCATCAGTCATCCGTTGTCCCTCAGCCACGCGAACAAGCGAGTGCCGCCAATATCCACGCCATTGCCTTTCAGGACTTTCGCCAAGTCGCCCACAAGGATGCTGGTCTTCGAGGTTTCCACAGCGTCAGCGAACAATGCCTTGGGACGCATCCGTTCGACCTGTGCTTGGACCTTCTCCTTTTCCGCCCGCTCCTGTTTGATTTGTGTGGCAAGTCGGATAAGGAAGTCGGGTTCGGTGACTGCCTTTTCCAAAGTCGATTCGGTCATGTACGCACCATGCCTGCGAATCGATGGCAGCACCTCATGCGTCACCCAGCGTTTGAACTCGCGAGCCTCGGGCTTGCGGCTGCGTAACACGAGGGAGTACAAGCCGGACTCGGACACGAAAACGGGTGCCTTGCCGCCGTTCTGAGCAATATCCGTACTACGGATATTGGTGATTTCATCGGCATCGAGGTATTCCCGAATATGGTTGGTGGCCGTACCGAGAATGGCGCATACGTCCGCTCCAAGGAACCACGGGTTGCCGTGTTCATCGGTTAGGACACGCACCTGAATGCCGTTGAAGTCAAATGGTTGAATCTGATTGCTCACTTGTCGTCTCCTTCCTTGGATTGGTTTTGCGAAACCTGCATGATCTCCCACACGTCCGCGTCCTCCGACAGGCCGGACGCGAGACGGTAGAAGTCACTGAACCGGTAAAGCGGATTGCTGTACGCATCCTCGCCCTGCTGGGGCAACTGGCCTCGATGTATCCAACTACGCAAAGTGCTGCGGTTCACGTGCATCCCGCACGCCTTGATGATGTCCAACAGTTCGCCACGGGTTCTCACCGCCTCCGATTGGAGGAGACGTTTCACCCGTTCCGCCCTGATGAGGGCTACCGGCATACTGAAACCGCATTTCGGGCATTTCGCCGTCTCCGCGTCCGCGTAGCAGGAGAGCTGGCCCAAGCACTTGTCGGCGGGGCATGGCCCGTACAATACGGGTTCCCCGTCATCGTCCGTGAGAAAACGACGCAGCTTGCGTGTCAGACTGTGAACCAGTTCCGCGTACACGGGGGTGCTGGAATGCTCCATGAGTTTCGGATGATCGGCGATACGGTGGACCATGTCCGACAGTGGCGTGGACTCGGGCAGATTGATTTTCAGACTGCGCACCCACTCGTACAACGTGCCTTGCAACCCCGGATAACCGTGGTCATCGTCCGCGTACAGCAGATCATGCAGGGCTTCGCGCAACGGTGCGGGAGCGGTGCCGGATTGACCGCCGCCACCGTTCTTGTGCCCGTAGGCGCGGTTGATGCGATACTCGCACAGGTCGGGCAGACTGCGGTCCAACCATCGCAGGTCGCCGGTCAACTGGCTGGCGTGCTTGTCGCACAGGAGATTCAGATTCGGTTCGACGCCATGTCCGATAAGCGGTGACGGCGCGTCGGTGACGATATCCCGCCAGCAACCGTGGTAGCGGCAGAGCCTCGTAGTTTCAGTGGAAAAAGACAATAGTGACCTTGACCTTCGGTTTTTTTGAAGGTCTCGGACGTGTCAGCAACTCCCAATTATGCCATCAAACCGGTCATGATTCAGCCGGACGGCGTGTCGCCAGAACCTCGTCCAACGCCACGTCCAAACCCGGATTGAAACCACCACCCTCACGCCTGCGCTTGGGTTTCGCGGGCGGCAAGCGCAGCGGGTCACGCGCAGTCAACGCCACCTGTCGAGACTCGTCCGGGGAACGGCCCATCATGCGCTGCCGGCGATACAACCACGCCTGATCTTCCACTAGTCCCAGACGTTCGCACTCCCGGCCTATCTGCGCTTCGGACGGTTTCGCACCGTTGCGCAGCTTGCGGACGATGCCGTTGATGTCGCCGGAACCACACCAGCGACCCGTGCTGTTGTCCGCGTAGAAGCGTCGAACGGCCTCACGCGCCTCCACCGCCGTGATATCCGAACGCAGTTCCGAATGGAACGCATCAAGCTGAACATCATCCCACTGAGCGTTGCCGTGATGCGCGTTAATCAGCGACAACAACGCCGCCGCCTCACCCTTGCTGAGCATTGAAACCTCCCTGCGAGTATCGGGCACGCTCCTCCTCGGTCATGTACTGCCATGTCTTCGCCATGTTCGCTTCGAGATTCTGCTGACTGCGGGACTTGACCGGCTGGACTTGCCGTGGACTCGGGGTTTCCGGTTTGGGGTTCTCCCAGTTGCGTGCATACAGTTCCCCGCCGATGAACCGGCTGAACGTCTTCACGAACCGTTCCTCGGTGGCCCCGACATACGCTCGGGTTTTGGCTTCAAGAAACTCAAACGGGTCAGCCTCGCCAGCGGCTTTCACGATCTTGGGCCATTCGATTTCCAACTGCATTCGAGCCTGAGATGTCTTCCCGTCGAACCTGTTCGTCGGGTAAAGACGCTCAAGACTGTCGAGCAGCCCAGCGAAGTCAGGCTTTGAGGGGGTAGGGGGAGTTGAATTATCTTTAGATAATTCATTCTGGTGTTCTGGTGTTCTGGTGTTCTGGTGTTTGTCCCGATTCAGATGACTTTCAGACGGCTGAATCGCATCTGAATCGGAGGTTTTCACCTCGTTCTTATTTTTTTGGTAATTTTCAGCATTGCTTTCGCGCTTCTTTTGTACCTGTTCGCGACTGCGATTGTGTATAAGATAATCGTGAATGTAGTACCCGTTGTTCCCGTCCGGTTCGATCATGCCGACATTGCATAGTGCTTCAAGTTCTGAATCGGTGATATCCAGCACGTAAAGCGCATCATCTTCACTGATATGACCGTCTGAAAGATTATCTCCGCAGAAGGTAAGCATCATCGTGAACGCACCTATCGCGCTCGGGCATGTGTGCCTGAGTTTTCGCACCTTGCGATTCATGTAGAAGCCGTTGACAAGCTGGATGTATCCTTTGCGGGCCATCGTTATACCACTTTCCTGAAATCTAAACTCACCAGACTCATTCCGTCTCCTCAATCATGGTTTCGAGGGCAGCGACCGCGTTCTCACTGCGGTTCTCGGCTACTGCCTTCCAGAATTTCGTATGATCCAGGTCATTTCCTGTCCCTTTCCCAAATATTCTCAACCATTCCGCACCACTTATCCCACGCTTCCTCCCTCGTGTCGGCATAGGGGCCGTTCAAGTGGACAGCACAGTAATACATGTAGCGGCCTTCCCATTCGAATATGAACGGGGTAGTTCCGCAGAAGGGGCAACGGTGCCGTATCCTTGTTAATGGATTGAACATGATTGTCTCCTTAGATCCTGTATGAAGTTGTGGCGGCTTCGCCAGTCCGAGGGCGTGCCGCTCGTCGCCGTGAGCAGCACGCCGTTGTCGTAGACCTTCCAATGGCCGCTGCTGGCGCGTACCACCGTGTAGCCGTGCGAGGCTATCCAATGCATGAGTTTGCGGTCATCTCCACGCGCGGTCATGCTTTGAGCCTCATCTTCAACGCGAGACCATTCTCATGCACGCCACCGTTGTCGAAGCCCATGAAACCGTTGAACAGTTCGTATTCGAGCAGGGCGGTGTCCACGCGGAACTCGTCATACCGATGATTTTTGATGCGGTCCATGACAAGCCTCATCGATGCGGCCGTATCCCTGCGGTCGGCCTGTATCGGAATGAGATACGGCCAAAGATTCCATTCGCCCGGATGATCGTTCAGCTAACGGGCGAAATCAACGAGTTTCCTATCTTCCATCATTTCCCCTTAGGAGCGTTCCCTCACGATATAGTCCGGGTGTTCCCGGCAATAGTCGTATATCAGTTTCAACCATGCGATGGCGCTGTCCACGCTGCCCCAATAGTTCGGCGGATTGTATTTGCCGCGCAAAACATACAATGGTTCCAAGTAGATGTCTTTCAACGCCTTGTCGATACGGGCTGCGGCCTCCCCGGCCGTCAACCCGTCCAGGTCATGCTTAGGATGGACCTTGTAATCGGTGAAAAACGCGGATAGATTATACGTGTAGTTGAAATAATGGCCATGAGCGGTCCGCACATGCTCGCCGTCCCGTTCGCATACGTCAAACCATTCCGGTTCCGGCACATCCTTGTCCACTATGAACAGGTCGTAGCTCATTCTTCGTCTCCTTCGATGATTCCATGTCCTGCTATCAATGCGAGGGTCTTCAAGTCGGTAAGCACGGGCTGGTTGTCCATGCTTGACAACGTGTTCAAGCCGAGACCCTTCTGCTTGAACACGACGAACCAGTAAGGTGCGTCAGCGTTACCCGCCTCGGTACGGCCCTCCTGCATCCACTCCTTGAGTCTCCCCGTATAGGTGCTGTAGTTTTTACACTCCAATACGACCGGCTGGCCGTGGATACGCAGACCGGTGATATCGCCCTGGTCTTTCGTCCCATGCAACACTTCACGGTGTATCGTCTGCTCGCTGTCACCCAACCGGGCGCGCAAATAGTTGACCACCTTGGATTCAAACAGTGTGCCTTTGGCTTTCTGTCGGCTCATTCGTCCATCCACCATTCAGTCGGGTCATCGTGAAACTGGCAGTCCACGCAGTCCCCGAATACGTTCAAGATTCCTCCGCAGTACGGGCAATGCTCATACTGGACGGGCAGATAACTCGGTCTCATAATCAGAACTCCGGGTTGTCTCGTAGTCGTTTTTGCACGTCCCCGCGCATCTGCTCGATCACATCGACCCGAAGTCCGGTAGCCAAGCGAATCTCCTCTGCCGGACGGTTCGAGTCTTCAATGAGCAGTTGCCATGCTTTACTTTTCGCTTTGCTCAACATGAGCCCCCTTCTCCAAATTAGAGCTGATACGCACCCGATAGTCGGTGATGCTCCAAGTCAGATGGTTCAACTGCCAGACGGTGAGTCCAAGAAAAACCAGCAGACAAAACGCTTGAACAATGACCATCATCGTATTCTTTGACGTGATGCCCACCGCGAGGGAGAACGAGAAAAACACGTCCCACCCCAAATACCAGTACACGGACCATAATCCGGGTTTGCTGCCGTCACGTCGTTCGTAAACCGTGACCATATCCTTGTCACTCATTTCGATTCCTTCTTCTGCTCCTGTTCACGCCACCCCATACGCCTTGCAATGGGTAGCCGCTGATTCTGTCGTGTTGCGCCGCGTACCGTGCGCATTCGCATATCGCCGGACATTGGGCGCAGGCCTTGAGCGCCAATCGTTCCTCGCTGGACGTGGTTGGGAAGAACAGGTCAGGGTCCATGTCACGGCACGCGGCCTTGTCACGCCAGCCGCTCAATTCAATTCCTTCTTCGCGTTTTGAGACTACTTACGCTCATGATTCCTCCTTGAGCGTGGCGACATATGCGATGGCCTTGCGTTCACGCTTCGCATACTTCTCGCATTTGCGTTTGAGACGTTTGAGGCTCATGGCGTACAGGAAGTCTCTGAAGTTGCCGTCTTCGCAGATTTTGGCTTGATAACGGCCGCAGGTGCCTTCCGCGCTGATATGCGCGACCAAATGGTCTGTAAGCTGAATCTCGTTCATGCGTTCTCCTTTCGATATGGGTTTGGCGTGTATTCGGGCGATTCCTCGCCGGGCATGGGATTCATGTTCTTGACGGCTTGGATATATCCTTCTTCCCATGCTTTTTCGGCTATCTGCCGGTCATGCTCCTTGAGCCATGCTTGATAGGCGGCTCGGCCTTCCTCGATGGTTGACTGGCCTGTACCGAAGCAACTCAATTCGACGGCGGATTGGACCAAATCGTCATACACTCGTGGTTTCATTCCTTCACCTCGGTTTCCTCGCCGTAATGGCCGTAGAGTTGGTCTGCCGCATCCTTGGTCGTGTAGAGGCATTTCGCGGGCGCTTGTTCGTAGTCGTAGATGGCGGCTGCGATGACCTTTCGAAACTCCTCGCGGGTGAATGTCTTCGCCTTATAGCTCATCGTCCGTGCTCCTTTCGGTCTTGGAGTCCCAGAGTCGTTCTCAACTGTTGCAGGCAGCTGATGGCGTACAGGGTCTCGCGGTCCACCGTGCCGGTGGGCACCACGCTCGAAAGCGCCTCGTCCAGTTCCTTCAGTCTGGTCTCAAGATCCTCGGTGCGGGTCCACCGGCTGATCTGGTAGCCGTGGCGGCTGAGGATGTCGCACACCCGTTCGAACGCCTTGGACTGTGCCTGTATACGTCGTGCCTCGGTGGGTTCCTGCAACTGTTCGAGCTGTTGGAGCCGCAACGCCATCTTCGTCCCGAGCGCACGGCCTATGCCTTTCATCGCCTCTCGCTGTGCGACATACTCGGCGGCGGTCTCGTAATGCCCGTACCGGTCCGGCCGTTCGCTGGCGGCGAGCTTTTTCAGCAGCCGGTGTTCGACCTGCCGGGTGTCACCATGACTTGGGTTGGGTTTGCGCCGGTATCTCAACGTGCGTTTGGACGGGTCGTAGTACATGAGGCCAACCGGCTCGGGCACCTCGCTGCGGTCGATCATGCGGGCGGGGCAGACGAGGGTGAGATCGTCCACGTAATTCTTGTAGCACAGGTATTTCGCGTCGCGGAGGAAATCGCCGCGACTCACCTTGACCTCGAATCCGCTGATCCATGTGTCCCCGCGCCAGTTGACCTCCAACGCCACGCCGTCCAGACGCAGCACCGTGTCATTCGGCTCAGTGACCGAAATCTCCGACCAATACCCGTCACCGTCACGCCGGTAACGGGAGGCGAGTGCGCAATTGATGTCCATGGCAGTCACGTCACCGTTCATCGTCTGCCTCCGTGAAATCGTTGAGCGATGGGCTGGAACAGCTCATATCCCTTCTGGGCCCACATCTCCAGTGTTTTGAGGATCACGAGAATCGACAGTGAGTCGAGCCCGTCATCAGCCAGTTTGGGAATGTTGCTGTACTCTGTGTCCAGTTCCATACGCCCGTTCCGGCCGCTGGTGAACGTGAATCCCAGCATGTCCACGGGCGTTCCGGTTTCCTCCGGTGTGATGGTCAACCGGACCTTGAACTTCTTGCCCAACGGCATCGCCTTGTCTCTCATCGTCTGCCTCCCAGACTCTTGTAGGTCAACGCGAAGCATTTATCACCGTTGCATATACGGTTCCATGCGGCGATGTTGTATTGCAACTCATACGGTGCTGGCTTACGTGAACAGCCTCCCTCGAAGCTGAGCCCGCAGGCAGTGCAGCGGAACATCACGATAAAGAACGTGTATTCAGGCAACCCCTGCACGCCGTCCCGCTCCCACTTCGCCTTGACCTTGCTCCCGCATTTGGGACACGGGCTAATCCTGTGGAACCTCACCAGACTCACCTCCCTCAAGAGGCGCGTTCAAATCCACCTGTTCGATACGCGCACGCTCCTGTAAGATGTTCGCGTATGTCCCCATCGCGTACAATTGGCTTTCAAGGAGCTGGAAGGAGCACGCGGGCGTGAAGTCCAACGTGCCCTCCGCGTAGCCCTCAAGCATGTGCGCCAGCTTGCTGATACGCTCCTGCAATTCTCGATGTTCGCGGATCATCCGCTGCTTGTAATCACTCATTGGTTGTCTCCTTCGGTTTGGTTTTGTAGTCTCGGATGATGCACACGCATCAGTCCATCCTTTCGTCCAACCATTCGATGTCCTCCCAGATCGAGAGCATGACCTGATCGAGAGCGCCACTACTGCTCAATGCCCATACAGCGCCGTAGTTGGTGCGCTCTCGCACCGCCGTGACATAACCTTTGTCCGGGTAGACGTGGGATTCCGCAATCCAGTGGAACGGGAGCATCCCCTTGCGCAGAATCAAAGTGAAACGACTGTGCTCAACCTTGATGAAGCTCCTCATGTCGCTCATTCCTCCGTTGCCTCCATCGGGTAATTGATCTCCACAAGCAACTGTGTGGAATAGCTGGTCAGCTTCACGAGTTTGAACGGCTTCTGCGATGTCGGGACTCTGAACGGAGGCTCGTACTCCCACCATTCGCTGCCGTCGTATTCTTCGCGGCGCAGGAACCCGCCATCGGTGAACGCCACGACCAGATCGGCGGCTATCTCCTGACTGCCGTATCCGTCGTCGTAATCGATGTCGAGCACCTTTTCGGCCTGACTCCACGGAATTCCCAGCTTCTCGTCGCGGGAGCCTACGAATCGAACGTCATCGGTCGAATGCTTGCTTCGTGAGATCGCACTCTTGGTTTCATCTAAAAGATTCATTCTTCCGTTGCCTTTCTTTGCATTGCCTCGATGACCTTCCGCACGATTTCCTGGCCGGGATATGCGCCGGTTGCCTTCGTGAGGAAATCGAACACCTGTTGTGACGGCTGGGATATCACATAGGGCATGATTGCCAGACAAGCCGCCCTGATTTCCTCGTCCGTGTGCTGGCGTGAGGCTCCGGCGATATACGCCTCCTGCATGAGCGTGTTGCTCTTGTACACGTGTTCCGCCTTGCTGCTGATGATGCTCATGCTTCCACCACCTTGGCCGGACGGAACGGGGCCGCGTTTAGAACCTGTACGCTATCCGGCGAGAACCACGCGCGCGTGAAACACCAGTCATCAGCGCCGAGGCATGTCATCTGCACGCTGCCATCACGCATCGTCCACGTGTTATCGTCCTTGTCTAACCACAATCCGTCATGGTCGGGCAGCTTCGGCTTCGGACGCAGGGCGTAGGCGAAGGTTGAATTAAACATCCAAGCGTAGGAGTCGGGATCCTCGGTCTGTATCATGACTGCAAGGGTGCAGTCTGTTTTGTCATCATCATCGACAGCGGCAACGGAGAATCTATTGCCGTTCGTCGCGACGAAAATATCGCCCTTGCAAACATCGTGAATATCATCGATACGCTCGTACTCGGGGTCATCCAACAGTTCAATGGACTCGATGTCCCTGTAGGGGACGAAGCGCTTTGCCCCTCGATTGGCAGAAATGGGCACGATGGAGCCGTTTCTACTGCGCCTAATGTGCCCGGAACAGTCGGTGATTCCTGTAAGCACGGCACCGGCCACAAATGTGACCTTGACGTGCAGGTTTGCCATCTCTTCGCAGGTCTTGCCTTCCCAGAATGGTTTCTCACTCATTGATAGCCTCCTTGGCTAGTTGTCGTTTACGTTTCTGATTCGCCTTATACTGGGCGGCTTTGCCGGGATGCTCCAACATCCAACGGCGATGGTATTCAGCCATCTCACGTTGATGGGCGGCGGCATACTTACGAGCCGAAGCCCGAGCCTGAGCCAAATGCTCCGACCGGTACCGGCGTGCATGCTCATTGCGTTTCTCACGATTACGAGCGTTCCGCCGATTCGCCAGATCACGCAGATGCTGCGCATACTCGGGGTCGGTTCAACGCCGTTCCCTGACACGACAGTTCCGGCACATGCCATCCTTGCCGACCCGGTACGTGCAGCCGCACCAATCGCATTTCGGATGACGTTCAGTTATCAGGCCGGACAGTTCGCCGCCGTTCCGGCAATAGTCGATGAACTCCTCATCGGTCATGTCATCGACGTTCACAGCCACACCTCCCCATTAGTGAACCTGCGGAACAACACAGGGTCGAGCTTGTACAACGTCCGCCGAAAACTGCGGGTCACGGCAGAACAGGATGAACAACAGGCTTACTGCTTCGGCGGTTCGCATCGCGTCCAACCTCCCTTATCGTCTAAAAGCACCCAACCATGTTGGGCGGTGAGAATCGGCACCAGTTCGGGGTGATCGTTGAAACCGCTCACGATATACCCCAAGCTCATGGCCTCACGCGGATGGGCGTGAATCCACCCATGACATCCCGTATCGCCACTCCCACACGCCAAGATGAGGTTCGACGCCTCATGCAGTCCCGGCCACTTGTGTGACCGGAGTCTGCGATGATGCCGGCTGAAACCGCTCCAGTGGAATGGTTTGCCGCAGCGGACGCACCGGTATTGGTCGCGTGCGTCCACCAAATCCTTGACGTGTTGGGATGGGTTAGATCTGCCCATTCCCGTATTCGTCCTGGGGTTGGCTCCACGGGTCCGCAGGCTGCTGATACTGCTGTTGCGGTTGCTGGAAGCCCTGTTGCGGCTGCTGGAAGCCTTGCTGATACTGCTGCTGCGACTGTTGGAAACCGGACTGCTGAGACTGCTGGGCCTTGGGTTTCGCGCTCAACACCGCAATGGTGCGGGCCGCGACATCCCAATTCTCATACCGTTTCCCATCCTTCTCCGACACCCTTTTGGACAAGCTGCCGTTCACAAGAACCTTCACGCTCATGTTCGGCTGGGACTTCAACTGGCGAATCTGATTCAAAGCATCCTTCGCCTGATTCGACAAAGGACGCACGCCATAGAACTGAGGCTCCTTGTCAACCCACTGGTTCGTGTTCTTATCCGTGTAACCCGGATGGACGCTGACGTTGAGAATACTGGAATCCTGAAAATCCTTGATCTCTCCCGCATATCCGGTAAGCTCGATGCTTGGTTCTCCGGCCATTACGCATTCCTCCTGTAATTGTTCGTCTTGTGTTTCTCTATGGCCCGCTTGTTGCAGACCAGCATGTGTGATTGGGCTCCGGCGCAATCAACGGCACCGCATGTGGGGCATTGGTGGAGCGTGATCTTGTCCCCGTGAGCCCACAGGCATCTGGCGCACTTGCAGCCCGGCCTCGGGGTGAAAGTCACTCGAAGCTCGCCTCCACCTTCGTGAACGGGAAGCGACCATCCCGGACACTGGTCTTGAAGAACTGGCTGCGGGATTGGGACTGGCATGGGAAGGCGGGGGCGATGGTGCCATCATGGGCGAGCACCGGCATCCAACGTTTGCCGTCATGCTTCCACACCGATTCGGTGCGAGCCTTGTAGAATCCCGGCTCCTTCGGAAGGTCGGCCATCGTGTACGGTTCGTGATACGCATACTGGAAGGCGTAGTCCTCCGCCCACCAATCGCACACAACACAGAACCCCTCGACACGCAGGCACAGAGTTATGCCGTCCGTACACTCAGAACGCACCTGCGCCACCGTGTACTTGTTGCCGTTCTTCATCACCGCCTTGTCTCCGGGACGAACCTTCGTGATATCGGTGATACGCTCACGCGGGGCATCATCCGTGCACGGGACATCATCCACCAGTTCGATGGACTCGATGATGCGTTCGTTCGGGAAGAACTCTTCATCGGGGGAAAAACCTGCGCTGAGGCAGTAAGCGTTATCGATATCACCGATCTCGTTCGTCACTCCGGTCACTACGTCCCCGTTCTTGTATGTGACCTTGACGTGCAGGTGTGCCATCTCCCCGCAGGTTTTGCCCTTCCAGAACGGTTGCTCGCCATCATCTTCGGCCTGCTTGACGGATTCCGTCTCGGGCTTCGACTCATACACATGCACGTTCCGGGCGGAACCGGTACTGTACCCATCGCCAAAATCCAAGAAAACCACAAGATTGCCCGCATCCTCGGTCTCGATGTACAGTGGCGGCTTATTACCCAGAAGCATGACGAAAACGTCCACCAGATTTTCTGGCTTCTTCACCTCATGCAGTTCGCCCGCATAATGCCCGTAATCATCATCGAACTCAACCCACATGCCCGGTTTCACGTCGTTCAAACCAATCTCACTGCTCACTGGGAGCCTCCTTAACCTTGTCGTTGTGCTGTCGATAAGCGTCGATGAACCGTTGCGCCTGATATTCGGTCAACGTGCCATAGGTGACCCGCGTTTGCAGGACGTTGCCGATGAAACCGTTCTCCTGACCCACCGGAATCTTGCAGTCTTCAAGAATCCGGTCGATCTGTGTTTTCTGCTCGTCGGTCATACCCTTGACGGAACGCTTCTTGTAGCCGCTCGTCTCACCGTCATCATCCGTGGTCGCCAGTCCGAACGCGCCGCAAGTGCTGTAGCGTCGCGCATACGTCAATGCGGAACCGAGGGCCTGCATGACGCTCATGCCACGCGAATCACCCACCTCGACCGGGATAAGACAATTACTGGCAATCCACTTGTCCGTGCCCTTCTTTCTGACGGCCGTATCCACATACAGGCGTCCGTCAATCAACTGGGTCGGCCATTGCAGGTCGAACCCCTGCTCGTCCACATAGTTCACGACCTGAGCCAGGGTCGCATACGTGCCACGCCCGCCCTGAGCGTCCTTCTTAATTACCGCCATGATTCAATCTCCTCCTCTTCCTCCAACAGCTTCCAGTCGGGGAACACGACATCCTGCGGGTATTTAGGCAACCCGTAGGCCCTCATAGCCTCCAACGGGTCCTCCGTGTTGTCACGGAACCATTTGATGCCCTGCAAGGCGTGGTTTATCTTCGGTTCCGCCAGTTCGGTGATGATGGGCGAATCCTCCTGAATCTCGTAACGCATCCAGTCGAACGGCGGGTTCTTCTCCTGCACGATGAACTCGAAACCCAACAGCCCCTTATATTCAGGCATCGTCAACCGGTAGAGACGCATGTAGAACGCGGCCTGAATGTGATACCCGTACTGCCAGCAGGAACGCTCGAACTCGTCCGGCGACTTCACCGTGGTCTTGTAATCACGGATACGCAGCACACCATCCGGGTCGGGAGTGGACGGCAACCAGTCCGCCTTGCCCTTAATCGACAATCCGGTATCGGGGTCGGTGGCGATCATCGCCACCTCCGGCTGACCATCCAGCTTCGTGAAAAAGTCTCCAACCATGTCCCGCATGGCCTCGACCTTCTCCACATCATCAGCGGACAGCCATACGATGTCATCCGCACCATACTGTTCGACCAGCCTGTCACGAAGAGCCTTGCCCTCCTTGGTACGCAGATTCGGTTTGGCCACAACCTGCGGGCCACTGCCCAAAACCATGCTGTGAGCCGCCTTGCCGAACTCCAACGCCGAAGAATACCCATGCTCGCCGGTCAGGTAATCCGAATACGCCAACGGGCTTACCAGCATTTTCTTCAACGAAGTCTGGTCCACCGCGTCCAACGCGAAGTAATCGTCATCGGTCATCTGCTCGACGGTCAT